CTATGATAATTTTCTACTATCAATCGCTGTTTTTCTATCTTCATCACTACTTCTTGCATATCCTACAGATTGCTTATAGGTAGCATGCCCTAGAATGTCTTGGACTGTACGTGCTGATGTATTAGATTGGATTAAATCAGTGGCCATTCTATGTCTAAGCATATACATATTAAATTTAATTCCAGTCCGATTTGATATTCTAGATATAAATTGACTTAAGAACGAAGTTTCAAAAGGCAATCCATCGTGATCGTAGAAAAGGTGTTCTTCCTTAATTTCATCAAACATTTTTAGCAATATTGGTTTTAAGTTATCACTAATAGGAATAGTTCTGATACTTTGTGATGTTTTAGTTGAGATAACTTGTCTGGTCTTTGCTAACGTGCTTCCTATAGCCTTATTTATCGTGATTTCGTTAGTAATGAGATTTATATCACTCTTGGTTAAAGCGAAGCATTCTGATGGTCTAATGCCTGTGAAAAACATAATCTTAAGCATATAGATGATTCTGATTCTTCTGAACCTCCCGATTGGATCGCGTACATACTTTGATGTTTCTTCTAAATATTCAATAAATTGCTTGAAGTCTTCATCACTGATAAGCACTTTTTTCTGCTGTTTAGCAGGTGCTTTTGATTTGGGGATAGTGACTGCAACTGTCTTATCTGCAACGAGTATATCATTCATTGCAGCTGCTTTATAAATCTGTCTCCATAGCGATAGTACTCGCTGTGTAGCTTCCAATGAATGGCTGTTGATACTATCGTTGATTGATTCTTGTACATCAATAGGTTTAATAGATGTTATTTCTCTATTTTCATATTTTTTTATACTGTTCTTATATGTTGTTTCGTGTCTTTTCCATGTTTTAACGCTAATATTAAAGAGTTTCTTTGTTTGATGATATAATTCTCCAACTGTTGGAACATGCTTAATTAGAGTGCCTGTATTTATCTCACGCAATGCGTTATCGCGAATTATGATTGCGGCTTGCATAGCTTCTTTTGGAGAAACATATTCTGCTACATTTATATTTCTGTTATAGATTTGTTTTTTACCAGAAGCATCTTTGAAGTTAATGTATACCTGTAGATAGTGATTTTTTTTATTCTTTCTTTCGATAATATATTTTTCTTTTTTCACTATTTCCTTCCTTTCTGAATTGTTTTATGACACAAAATCTTTTTTGAAATATTCTGGGAATGCAATGTGCAGAACTTCCATTAAATGCTCACGCTCTACAGGTGACATCTTGTACAACGCAGCTTCAATTTCCGCTAAATATGTTTCTATCTGTTCCATAAATTGCTCCTTTCGTGTTAAAATTGGGTATAGTAAAAGCACTTGGTTGTGTGCATACTGCTATGCTCTGCCATTCCTGTGGTGGAGCTTTTTATTATAAACGTAGAGAGGGTTTACAAAAGCATTGTCATAAATAATCAACTAAACTTCATCTCTTTTGTCTTCAATTGTATTAAAAACTTCCAATTACTTTTCCAACTGTAATCATATTGTCATAGTCGTTGCAATGGATATCTTGATATTGCTTATTATGTGATATTAATCTATCTTTTCCTAGTTCCTTTACAAAACTCTCACCATTGATGATGAATACACCGATATCACCAACATTTAATTCAGATTGCTTTTTCACTAATAATTTATCTCCATCTTGATATGTTGGCTCCATTGAATGTCCTTTAACAGCAATGACAAGGTCAGCGTTATTGTTTAGTGGCGTATCTGGCAATGTAATTGCAGTGCAATCAAGATCATCGAATAGATACTCACCGTTACCGGCAGATGCTCCCGCAGCGTAATAAGGCTTTGTGATATATGCTGGTACATCTTCTTCAAAAACTGTGTTACAACGCTCATATTCAACATCTAACACATTATTTATTGCTTTTCTGCCGTAGCCATCTAAGCTACGGTATTTTTTTATTAAAGATTGTTCATTGGAATTAATGATGAAATCGCCTATATGTAAATCTTCCATCTCATCTTGGTATAAATAATTGGCGTCAATATTTAGGATTGCTAGGATTTTTGAAATAATGGAAATATTTGGCTCACGATATCCTTTTTCATATCCGTTAAGAGTTGATGTGGCGATTCCTAGTTTATTAGCTAATTGTTCCTGTGTCATGCCAACTGCATTACGTGCTTCTCTTATTCTATCTTGATATGACATTTTGATACCTCCTATTTAGATAGTACACATTTGTAGAGTATGTTGTAAATAAAATATTCGCAATATGCGAATATTTTTATATTGTTGTATTGACAATTATGCGATATGAGAATAATCTATATATAGAAATTCGCGATACGCGAAAATAGAAGGGGGTGAAAATATGCAAATCGAAAATTATAACGGAGTAGTTCCTGAAAGAATCTCTGAAATTATTACCCAAAAGGGATTAAAAATCAATGCTATTGCAAAAATGGCAAACATGAAACCTTCAGAATTATATTCTGCAATTGCGAACAGAAGAATTATAAAGCCGGATGAATTGCCACGTCTAGCAATTGCGCTTGGAGTTTCGGTTGATGATTTATTTTAAGAATCATAGCAAGGAAAGGAAGGCCGTATGAATAAAGATGAAAAGCCCATAGAGGAAAGAATATTCACTAAAGAAGAAAGGCAGCTTTTCTCACTAATCTATAAAAGAGAAAAAGCTGCAATGAAGAAAGGATTTCTAATTGGAATTTTTATAGGAATTATTGCTACTGTCTTGTTTCAAGCCATAGCAGGATATTAAGGATAAGAGATATCAAGGAAATCAAAATTGCAATCCAATTTGGAAGTGAATTGAATATTTTCCATCTCTGAACGATGCAATAGCGCTCGTATTGTTCAGAAAGATGATAGGTATCAGTACCTATGTTAATGCCGAATTCATTAACTTTATCTAATAAGTTTTCGGTCAAAAAACCGTAATCGCAATACAAGCGATGAAAACATTTAATTTCATCTCGATGCTGATTTTTCTTGAAGTGAAAGGTAAATAAAGAGCGCCGTTCGTCCTTATTCAAAACAATTTCTTTGATATCTATCATGTTAATCACCTCTTCGGTTTAATTATATATCAACTGAAGAGAATATCCACAACAAGGAAAGGAGATAGTATGACAAAAGAAAATGAATTTAACACTTTGATATATGTTGAATTACCTAATTTGGTTAATCGCATTATGAAAAACTTTTGTATGGAAGATATAAAAACTAATGAGCTGATAGCGAATGAAATAAAAAAGTTGTAAATGCAGAGATAGAGTCAGCAATCACAACTTTCAAGAAGTTATGCTCCTAAGGATTTTAGAATCATAGCAAGGAAAGGAGAATAAATGAAATTACCAAAGAAACTATATATCTGCGGAATTAAGTTTGAAATTGTTGAAAAACCGGTTATCTGCAAAGGGGATACAGGCATAACACGGGGTATTGTTAATTTTCAAAACGATACCATCGAAATTGATTCCGAGCTTAATGAAGATAGAAAGATTCAAGTACTCATCCATGAATGCTTACATGCCATTCTTGATCTATCTGGAAATAAGGATGTTTGCGAAGATGAAAAAGCAGTACAAAGCATTGCAACTGCTGTGTACTGCACACTCAAAGAAAATAACTTACTTAGTTTTCTTTGAGGATTTCTGTGCCAAAGCACTACCGGCGACAGACTTTGATTTTGCACTAGTTCTTCCGTCACGAAGAATGCTGGATGCTTTGGTAGCAACTTTAGCAGAAGTTGTCTTACTGTTTTTTGACATTATAATTTACCTCCTTTCAGGGGCATTATATACAAACAAAAAAGGAAAACAAGCATAACGAAAAAGAAAGGAATTAAAATGAATATCTTTTATACACAAGAAGAGCTTGCACAACTTCTTCGATGTGATTCAAGACATATCGGTAGATTAAGGCGTGCAGGGTTAATCAACTTTATTAAAGTTGGAAGAAATTACATATATAGGGAATCCGATGTTAATTCGTTCGTTGATAACTATTCTAACTGCGATCTATCAAATGAAAACAAAATCAAAGTATATACGCAAATTAAAAAAAGCGCCGTCCAGCAAGACAAGAGCGCTTAAGTGATAGACCTTAACTATCACTCTCATTATATCAAATAGAAATGGAGAGTTAAATATGAAAACAAGAAATAAAGTAATTAATGCACTCGAAAAAATAGCACTAATCGGAATGTATGCATTCATTTTTGCAAGAGTGTTTTTATTTATGGTTGGTATTGATTTATGAACGAGTTAATCAGAGATAAGCTTCGCAGATTAAAAGGATTGCCAACCAAAAAGGTAAGAACTGAAGGGATTGTGATTCTTGATGATGATACGGCAGAATCTGCATTGCAATTTGAGTTATCAAAGCTGGATGAATTTCAAAAGAAAGTGAATGAAGGATATGAAAAGAAAACAAATTAAGAATAAAGTGATTGATCAGTCTGTTAGAAATGAAAACCTAGCAGATAAGATATACAGTCTCATCGAAAAAGAAGGGACAACAATGGTTGATTTTGAGCGTGTAATGAGACGTGTTAGAAGAACGGTGAAGGAGAACATTAGATTATGACAATCGTTGCAGGGAGATGCTTTAACAGAGGACTAGAGAATAATGTGGTAACACTCGAAGCTGACGCAATTCGCGTACATAGTTTCGATAAAGATGGATTAGGAATCTATCGCAATGAAACCAACGACATTAATAAGAGTTCTGTGTCATTTGTGATGAATCTAAACAAGCATGATTATGATGTGCTATCTAAATTCGAACAGATAAAAATCAAGAAAGATGGAGAGACAATTAAATGTACATCTGGAATTAGTAACTTTCAATTTCAAAATAATACAGATATGCAAGAGATACATGCAGCAATTAAAGATTCAAAGGAACTAGGATTAAATTTAAAAGTATTTGAAAAAGCTGCGTCTCTTGTTTCTAAGAAAAATGGAGTCTTAATCCATTCGAATGGGGTTTGTGCTTACGATGAAGAACTTCAATTTCTTTATAAGAATACCCAGAAGCTAGATATCGAAGTTCAAATTCATGCACCGATTGATGTTCTTAGATTAAGAGAAAAAGGTATTGAATACACTATTAAAGCAAACAATAAAATCATCATGCTGCAATCTGCCGGTGAATTAATCTATTCAAGTTTATTTGTTAAAACAAACGAAAACCTAGCAGGATTTGATCCAAAGCTCGATGGTGAAATCAAAATTGAAAATGCCGAGGTATTCAAGAATATTCTCGTTCAAGCCGCTGGCTTTAATAACGCCATTTATCTTGAAATTAGTGACATTGGTGAACTAACAATACAAACAATCATTGCGGGTGAAGATCCACGCGTATATACAACGAAGTTAAAAGTCGAAACGAATATGCTGGCATGTAGACGTGCCTTCTCAATTGCAGGCATCTTGAAGTGCTTGAATGCAATCGAAACAAATGGACCAGTAACGTTACGTGTCAGCGATAAGATGCTTCGTATTGATGGAGATAACGAATTTGTAACGTTAGCTGCAATACGTACACCTGAAGATGTTGCAATCGCAATCACAGAGAAAATAGAAGGAGTTGAATAATGACAGAATTAAACGGAGAAATTATCCAGGATGAAAGTGTTGAATCATCTGATGATATTTTCGGAATGATTGGAAACAAGCCGGAACAACTGAAATCAGATAAGAAAGAAATTAAGAAGAGCGAAGCAAAGAAGGACCAGGAAAAGGAAACGAAAAAAGAACCTGAAAAGTCATATAAATTTCCATTCCAAATTTATTTTGCTGGCACAAATCACGATATGACAGGAGCATTCGAAGAAAACCGCGAATACTCTACGAAGCAGATTACGGACATCATGCTTGCAAATCACTTCTATGAATTTGCTGGCGCCGTCGATTACGATTACATCCAAGAAACAAATACACTTGTAGCAATGTTTATGCAGCACAAGAAAGGATAGATTATGAAAGTTAAATACACTTTCTACATCATTGGTGTTGGTGGTACTGGCTCACTATTTGCAAGAGATCTACCGCAATTATTAATTGGTACAAATCATCAAATGGTCTTGATTGACGGTGATATCGTTGCAAAAAAGAATGTGGCTAGACAGTCTTACCAGTTACAAGATGTTGGATTGAATAAAGCTATCGCATTGGCCAAGAAGATTAATAGTTTCTACGACATACAATGTGAAGCAATAGATAAGTACATTACATTAAATGAATTAGCAGAACGTATCAAGAAAGATTCGTCAGTACCGGTGATTGTCGGTTGTGTCGATAATGATGCTACAAGAAAACTGCTTGAAGAGACATTTAAGAAACAGAGAGCAGCTGTATATATTGATTCGGCCAATAGCGCATATTCTGGAAACGTGTTTGTAACCGTGAAATCAAATAAAGATATACACGGAAAACTACGAAGTGAAGTCTACGATTTAAAAAATGATAAGAAACCAACTGATAAGAGTTGTCAAGAATACGTATCTGAAGGAAATCTACAGTATATGGTGACAAATGCAAAGATGGCAGTCTGTATCCTGGAGCATTGTTTCAACTTGATCACAGATGAACCGGTTCTTTCGGGGGTGACCAAAATTGATAGATTTGCGGAAGTACATTACTGAAGAAATACAGTCAAATTTTAGCAAGCTTCTATATGCAATACATGCGCGCTCTTCAGATGATGGTTTTTCTGGATTAATGGATGATGATTTTGATTTTAATTTCTTAAGAGACCTTGCACCAACCTTGTGTACAACTCTCCTTTGTGGTTATGAAGCGGAAGACTTGTTTGGTGGATATTTAACACAAATAAGAGTAACGAATGAGCACATCAACCCAATTATCTACAAATTGATTACATGTTTCTTCGATGAGTCAGATTTTGATATCGATGCAATTTCTGGAGATAGTAGTAGCGTTGCAAATCATATCCTAGATGAGTATTACAATGACCCAAATGATTCGGCAGTACGTTCAATTGCTGAAGATATTTCTAGATGGTTTGATATTGATATTTATAGTAAACAATATATTCCAATCGATGACGAATATCCGGATGAAGCATATGGCGGTGTCTGCATAATTCGATTTTCTGATAAGTGCGATCAGGAACTGATAAGCAACTTAATGGAATACCTTCCATTTATGGATACAGGTAATGGTACATGGTCATCATGCACATTGGGAGATTATGAAGCCTACTATTTCAGAATTAATCTTAATTGGCTTGATAATGTCGGGAAATTGGATGAGTTATTAGAAACGTTGCCTATAAAAGGACACAACGAGATTACATCGAATGTAGATAGATTTATTAATGTTCTTGATATATACCAAAATGAACATCAAACATGCATTGATAATGAGCAAATGATAGAAGATATCGTTCAGTCGTTCTGTTCTGAAATGGAGGTGATTCTATGAGCCAACTCATATGTAGAATTTCAAATACAAATCCTGATGTAGAAATACTAAAGGTTGATCACAGAAAAGAAATTTGGAAATCTGTATCAGTGGATACGTTTGTTAGAGAAATTGAAAAATATACTTATAGAAAAGAAAAATACCCCAAAGAAAAACCTAAGCTAGTAAATGTTGAAATCCTAGCGATTTCACCTAACCAGGTGATTTATAGACAGCCTGAACATAGACGTATTGTTACATATGCTGGTAAGGCATATACAATCAATTTCCCAAACGCAATCTATCACGTGAAATATACATCAGAAAAGGTAACAAGCATCAGCATGTATACATATATGCAATATAGAGGAATCGAGACAAAGTTATACAGATTTCCAATGCCAAACATGACGATGTCAGAAAACATGTGCATAGGCACTGCTGATAGAAAAATCAAGACAGATGTATTTGAAACGGTTGAATCAATCGTAGATAGTCAATATACGCATGATAGCGTAGACAATCTGAAAAAGACAATGTCTACTATCAAATGGTTTAGACACTTAAAAAACAATCATCTGCAGCGTAGTGATTTAAAAGAAGCTATATGCAGCTTGAAAGATTTAGTTAGATGAAAGGATAAATAAGATGTCAAAAGGAATTAAATCATTCCTACTTGACACACAGATGGATAAAGATGTTCGGCTCATCGAAGCACGCTTTGGGCTGACAGGCTATGCAATATTAGTTAAACTCTGGACTATGATCTACCGAGATGAAGGCTATTACTGCAAGTGGGACGACGACACAAAGTGCCTATTCGCAAGAGAAATTGGAGCGGATAAAAAGAAGGTCGAGCAAATTGTAGAGGAGTGTTTGAAAAGGGAATTGTTCTCTAACGAGATATACAACCAGTTCCTAGTGCTCACTTCTGCTACCATCCAGAAGCGTTTTCTTCAATACAAAGCACGTGCAAAATTTGTAGAGATAGAAAAGTGTTTTCAGTGTGTCAATTTTTCGCCGAATGAATACAAAAACATAAGAATTGTAGACAATATTTCAAAAAATGCTGACATTTCCGCTACTACTAGATTAGACATGATTAGACTAGATAAGACTGATGATGATATAGGCCATCGCATAGATTTAAAAAGAATCGAGATGTTATTGATTCAGCCTGTTCAAAGGGAAATCGAGGTTTTAAATCCATGCATGGATAATCCAAATATTGTAGACAGAATCAATCGTACAAAAGAATCATTGCTGCATGTATTTGCAACTATAACAGAATCGTCAGTGATTGCAGGAATTAATCAATGTTCTGACGATGATATCAATCAGGTATGGATGCGCACGTGCGAAGTATATGGATTAGAACCTGGCATTGAGAAACAAGTATTAAATCCAGATGGATACATGCTTGCAGTTATAGAAAATAAATTTAGGAGGATATAAAGTGATGAATGATTTAACAACGGCATTACAATGTGCGTTTGAAAATTTATACGAAGCATTAACAGGTGATTATGGGGCAAAAGAAAAAGATGAAGAGATTCGCATCATCAAGAAAGGGCGGAGAATAACAGCTGCTTACTTCATTGATGGAAAATGCGTTCGCCACGCAAACGCAAAGTGTTCGAAAGAAGATAAATTCAATTTCGAGTATGGCTCTAAACTGGCATTTAAGAGAATGTGGGGTGATCCTGATGCCTAGAATTTATAAACGCTTCAAGCCTCATGGTAGTACATATGTACGTAAGACTGCATACAAGCATGGACGTGAAGTTGTTAAACCGATTGATGTTGAAGATTTTGAAGAGATGGTTCGTATCTGTCTGGTTCATCGAGACGAATACAAACCTACTTCTAAACAGTATTTCAAATGGTATAGGAATTACATCATTCTTATCATTGGCGTTAATACAGGATGCAGAATCAACACGATATTAGAATCTACACCACGTGACTTCGCTGGTGGCCGAGTTACTGTAACTGAACATAAAACTGGAAAGCGCCAGCAATATAAATTATCTGATGATATCTACAAAGTTCTTAAAAAGTACATCGATACATATAACTTCACCATGAATGAATTTATGTTTCCAAAGGATAGAGTGAACCGTGATGCGATTGATAGAAGTACTGCATGGAGATTTATTAAGAAGCTAGCAGATGAAGCAAAGATAGAATATCCAATTGCCTGTCACTCACTTAGAAAATCATACGGTAGATGGATATGGGATCAAACACATGACCTTCTCCTGGTGCAGCAATTACTACAACATTCATCTGCAGAAGAAACACAACGATATATATGCTTAGAACCACATGACGTAGAAAAGGTAAGAGGTGAAATCAACCACTTACCAAATTATGATTAGGAGGATATTTATGATAGGAACTGGATTAAAAGAACGTGGTCGATACAATACAGAAGATTGTAGAAGAGTAGATCACATTACTATTGAACAAGTAATCGTAGTACATGTTCTAAGGGGAAAAGGAACAGAAGACGATTTGGCTCGTCCAGTAAAGAAATACTTCAATTCAGAAGGAGAATTTCTTTTCGAATATGATCCTTGTTATGAAGGTGAGTCTATTATAATGCCTTCGCTTTCTTCTCATCAGAAATAGCATTAACTTCATTAAATAGAATTTCTGTATCATGACGATTGATATACCATTCCTTAATTAGATGCTCAATTAGTTTAAGTAGCTTCTCGGCTTCTCCTGGTTCAATATCGACAATGACATTGATATCCGATTCCATATGAGCGCCAATATTGCCTATGGTACGTATTCCGTCAATTGCTTTCCAAAGTGAAGGGGAAATTAGGGGTTTCAATGATGTTATTTCAGCATTCAGATTCTTTTCTGTAATGCCCCAAAAGTCATGTATCATTCCTTGCAAACATCTTCGTGATAGTGTTGCAGAGGCTTTAGGACTTAAAGAAACTATAGAGTAGGCCTCTTCATAATCTTTGCGAATCTGCTCTGGTATGTATTTCGGAAAATGTTTGGCTAGAGTTGCTGGATATATCAACGATTCAAAAGGCTCAAAACATGTGCCATCAGATTTAATGTTTAATAGATAAGATGAGCAGCTTGGACATTTTAAATACTGTATATTGATACCGCTAAATTCATACTCGTAGCTTAATCCAGAAAGTATACTTTCAATACCATCAAACGATAATCTATAGTCTCGCGCACACGCTGATGTAGAAGTTGGAATATTAACGCCGCAAAAAGGGCAATATTGAGAACTAATTTTATTGAAATCTGTCATAGTTAACCTCTTGAATGCAACTATCAAAATTATGTTGCGTTAATTAAATGATACGTCACAGATAAATATTAGTAAATATGCATAAATAAAGCATTATTTGATTTTTTAACAAAGAAATAACAAACGCAACATAAGTATGATTCTGTTGCGTACTTAGAAAAGAAAAAAGGAGAGAAAAATGTATTCAATTCAAACACAGAATAAAGACACAATCTATTACAGACCTGAACTAGAAAAACTCTATATACAGGAAAGAAATCTAGGAAGCGGAACAGTGTTTAATGTAAGAGCTGTAATTAATGAAGGTGATTGTCTTTTAGGAACATATTTAAAAAAGGAAAAAGCACAGGAAGTTATGCATGATTTGATTGAAAATAATTTTTGGTCTAATGATGAAATTTATTCTATGCCGGAGGACGAATAATGATGATTGCTATTTTATCCTTCACGTGTGGAGTGTTCTTTGGAGTATTTATTATGGTTGCAACAAGAATCGCAGGTGTAGATGACAATGACTAAAAAGGAAGAAATCGAACTAGCCATTCTATATCGAAAAAGAAACGATTTAGAAAAAGAAATAGCAAGGGTAAAGGCAGCGCATAAAAGAAATGAATATGCAGAAACCAACACGTATCAACTTTTTATTCTTGAAGATCGCTTGCGTTGGGTAGAAAAAAAGATAGCTAGAAGGGAAAGACATGATTACAATTGAAGAATTAAAAAACTATCGCTACCTGCAAATGCAAGCACAAGCAATCCAGGAACAAATTAGACAAATGTACTTTCCAATAGCATCTCCACCAATTGGGCAGATTGGAACGAAGTCAAACATACCAGGAGATCCAACACGCTCGGCATTCTATAGGATTGAAAAATTAAATCAGGAACTCGAAGAAAAAGTAAATGAAATCGCAGTCCAAATGAAAAGAATTTTAGATTGGGTAGATACAATTGATAATCCGGAAATTCAAATCATTATTCGATGGCACTTCATGAACGGTCTAAGCTGGAAAGAAACAGCAAGAAAAATATATTCGACTTCAGATTCGGATAGTTGTAGAAAAAAATTTTACAGATATTTCGAAAGTGTCCGCTAGTGTCCGCCAATGTCCGTTTTATATATGGTAATATGCTAGTGTAGAAAAAGAACAGTTGCAGGGGCAGGGCTGTTCTTTTTTTATAAAACGTGGGTATTAAGTAGATTTTCATTTGAATTCGACTCCTTGTGCGCAACTGCCCTAATTTTAATATGAAAACTAATCCTAGATATGCAAACGGCAATTTAAGACGTAAAAATAGAGCACGATTAAAAGCGATGGGATGCCAGTGCGGAATATGCAAAGGTAGACTTGGACCGATTCATTATGATGAACCATCCAACCATATGTTTCCACTGTCGTTTGTAGTTGATGAAATAAAGCCTGTATCGAAGTGGAAACAGTTCGGTTACACCAGCGCAAGAGAAGCGGCAGAGGATTGGAACAATCTACAAGCTGCACATTACATCTGTAATCAACTAAAAAGTGACAAAATCGGCATAAACACAACGAATTTAGCACAAAAGAAACCTACTATAAAAGATGGGGATTGGTAGTTTTCCACAATGGGTGGGGGAGTACCCCTCCCGTAAGGTAAGGCGACTCAGGGCCGTGAGCGCCGATTTACACACAGGGAAATTTTGAAAGGGGTAATTAGGTGGCAAAACTAAAAGGAATAACAAAGAAAAAATCGCGGTTAGAAATGCTTAAAGCACTTGCTTTGGTTCTTGCTGATCAGATTGATTCTGGATTACCACCTAAAGATTTAGGACCAATTGCAAAACAGTATCGAGAAACAATCAACGAGATAGAACAGATAGAGGGGATGACTGATAGTGATGATGAAATCAGTGAAATCTTGTCAACGAGAGAAGCTGATGGGAAGTCAGGAGCCGTCCGTTAGAATCGTTCCAGATTACGAATACTCAGATGGTGATGATGCTGTTAAGATTTTAAAGATTGGTAAGCTTCGCCCTGATCCGTGGCAAGAGAATGCAATGCTAGATTGGATGGGGCGTAACGAAGAAGAACTGTGGTCTTCTTCTACATGTGGATTATCTGTTCCTAGACAGAATGGAAAAACACTAAATGTTTCTGGGAGAAGTGCAGCGGGCATGATTCTATTCGGTGAATGGGTAGTCTACACTGCTCATTTACAAAAAACTGCAACTGAGACATTTTTGGAATTGCGAGGACTCTTTGAAAGTCCGAAATTAAGCAAGTATGTTAGAGAGATTAGAAATGCTTTAGGCAGAGAACAGATTATTTTAAAAAATGGTGGAAGGATTGTTTTTGTTGCCAGAACAAGAAATGGTGGTCGTGGTCTTCATGGCGACCTTTTAATTTTCGATGAAGCACAGGAATTGACGACAGAACAACAAGCTTCATTTCTTCCTGCACTTGCAGCAAGTAGAAATCCACAAACGATATATATCGGCACTCCACCGGATGAACATTGCGAAGGCACTGTTTTTAGAAAGATTCGAGATAAAGCAATTAGTGGAAAGAGCGACAACACATCCTGGTCTGAGTTCTCTGAAAAAGAAATAGGAGATGTGAACGATAGAAGCAGATGGTACAGAACGAATCCGGCACTTGGAAGACGAATCTTAGAAAGCACAATTGCTTCTGAATGTGAGCAAATGGATCCGGACACTTTTGCACGTGAACGATTAGGATGGTGGTCTCCTATTTTGGAAAATAAAGAAGAATATGCAATCGATAAAGATGCATGGAATAAGTGCATTTCAGATGAAAGCAAGCCAGAAGGAAAAACAGCATATGGAATTAAATTCTCTATTGATGGAACCGAGGTTTGTTTATGCGGTGCTGTGATTCCGGAAAATGGTCCTGCAAGAATATCGCAGATTGAAAGAAAGTCCACTTCACAAAGTACAAGATGGCTGAGTGACTGGTTAAATGAACGATATCATGATGCATCTTGTGTAGTGATTGATGGTCGAAATGGCGTTGATTTATTAGTTGACCGAATCTCCGAAACATGGAGATTAAAGTCGTCAATAATCAGGCCAAATGCAAAGGATATGATTTCGGCAGCAACTTTATTAATTGATAGTGTTAACGAAAATAGTCTTACATGGTATCGATACCAAGAAGATTTAAATGATAGTGCCATAAATTCAACCAAGCGTTCTATTGGTGGTGGATATGGTTTTGGTGGTAGTAATTCAATCCCTATTGAGGCATGTGCATTAGCATTATGGGGAGCAAAAACAAGTAAACGAGATCCAAAACGCAAAATGCGAATTGGTTAGGAGGGAAAATGAATTTCACGTTAGGAATTGGGAAAATACATGGCCTGCCATCTATTGAAGAGGTAAAGCTAAGAAAATTAATTAAACTTTGGGATAATCATAAAAGCAGCAATGATAAGAAGAATCGATATTATGGTGGCCATGTTAGATTGTCTGATGTTAATTTGGGAATTGCACTTCCAAATGGTTTAAATAGTCTTGAAATTGGATGTGAATGGGGAGCAAAGACAGTTGATGTGTTAGCTGCACGTTCCATGTTTGACGGCTTTGTTAGCTCCAATGGAAAAAACAATGAATTATTACAGAAGATAATGAGTGATAACCGTTTGATATCCGAATACATGAAGGCTTGTAAAGACCAACTCAAATATGGATGTACATTCGCAACATTATCAGCAGATGAGGATATTGGTTGCAAAATTCGCTTTCACTCACCATTGACTGCTTCTGCAATTTGGAATGGAGAAAAGGGAAGAATTGATTGTGGACTTGCTATTATCGATACAAAAATTGATAACAAAGACCAAACGTATAAACCTTCACATGTAAATTTATATACCGATACTGATATTTGGGAACTTACTAAAATTTCAGACTCTAATGAATGGAAGGCAGAGAAATTTCCACATATAATGGGAAGACCATTGATGGAGCCACTTGTTTGGAATGCTACAAGTGATAAACCATTTGGTAGATCAAGAATTAAAGAACCGGTCAGACGATTGATTGAAGGGTATGTTAGAACGGTTGCAAATGCATCAATTGCATTAGAATTTTCTACTACTCCGCAAAAATATTTGCTTGGAATAACAGATGAGCAATATGATGCATTGATAAATGAGAAGTTCAAAACATATGTTGGTTCAATCATTGCCGGAACAACGAATCCTGACACTGGCCAAACTCCTGAATTTGGACAACTTTCACAAGGAACATTAGAACCACATGTTCAAATGTTACGTATGCTGGCAACACAATTTAGTGCTGCAACTGGATTGACAGTCACTGATACAGGCGTTGTAAATGATGCTAATCCTACATCTAGTGATGCGATTCTTGCACAATCTCAAACTCTTGTTTTACTTGCGGAACAATTAAATACGACTAACAGTGATGCCCTAAAGGTTATTGCTAGAATGGCGCAAGCTATAGTCCGTGGAGTAGAACTAGACAAGCTGACAGATGAAGAGGGAAGTATTGTTCCGCATTTTAAAAATCCAGCAATGCCATCTGTATCTGTTACAGCAGATGCAGCTGTTAAAATTGCAAGTGTTCGTCCAAACTTTAGTCAAACAGATACATTCTTGGAAATGGTTGGCTTTGATCAGGCAGATATCCGCAGAATTAATGCACAGGAGCAGCGCTCTAGAGGCACTCAAGTATTGAGTGAAGAATTCAATGCAGATATCAGCGAATGATTGGCAGAAATACGTTAGTAAGCTGTCTGCAATCAATACAAAAGCTGGAGAATTATTGCAAGCGTACATTGATAAACATGGATTAAATGATATTGAGTCGGTTATAACATATGCACATGCTCTCGTAACAAAATATGGTGAGGCAGGTTCTGAGCTAGCGTGTCAGATGTATGATGCGCTAGCTGAGGCACAAGGGGCATATGTTAATCCTGCTGAGCCTGCAGCAATTGCAAATCGTCATGAAGTTGCTGGCGCACTTTTGAAAACACAAGGGACGCTGAACATGATTCCGGCAATAGAGAGACTGGTTAAGACGGCAGCTTCTGATACGATGCTAAAAAATGCGAAACGTGATAACGCAGAGTGGGCGTGGGTTTCACATGGTGATACTTGCGCTTTTTGTATGCATTTATCATCTTTGGGGTGGATGCCTGCTAGTAAAGCAATTCAAAGAGGTGAGCATGCTGAACATATTCATGCCAACTGTGATTGTGAGTTTGCAATACGTTTTGATGGCAAAAGTAATGTGGAAGGGTATGATCCACATAAATTTAAATTAATCTATGATAGTGCAGATGGTAAAACCTCTTTAGATAAGTTGAATGCAATTAGAAGACAGATGTATCCCCAAATTAAAGAGGAGAGAAATGCAAAACGAAGGGAATTATATGGAGCTAGAAAGATACTCAATCCACTAGATAATCCGTTCAAGGATCCAAATACAAAACTTGAAATTTCGATACAAAAACAAAGAAAGCATATTCCTGGAACAATTGAATACGAAAACTACAAAAGAGCGTTTGAAAAAATTGGCCGATATGGACCTTCAATTTTATATATAAATGAGGATGCCTGCCAGGAACTTGTGGAGAATTATCATGGGAAAGGATTTGTAAGAACAGATCTATATGGTAAAATAATACCAGAAGAACTTATTGTAAGTAATGATATTGTGATTGGGGAGGCTGTAAATAATATAGATGGTAATACAGCACCAACAACGGTTTTTAAAATACATTACAGCAAAGGTGGAACACACATTTCACCAGATTATCCTAGTAAGAAGGAAAAATGAAAAAAGGGGGTAGATAGCAATGGAACTGCGTGATTTATATGGAAAAGTTGTTGAAGTAAATGTATGTACTGGCATCAAAATAACAGGAAAAGTTATTGATTTTTACCCGAGTATTTGTACTGATTCTGGGGAAGATGAAATCGATATTTTTCCAAATGAAACAAACCATATTATTCTTGTAAAAAAGAGTGAGATTCTATCGGCAAAGATATTGTAGTTAAGATAAGCAAAATTGTATAAAAATATATTTTATAAATAAGCACGGATAACCCGTGCTTTTATTATGGCAACTCGTGCCTTAAACGAGGATGGAGGAAAAATGAACGAAACTGTAGAACAGGGAAACGTCACTGTGGATGAAACACAGGAAAACGATGCTACTGTGAGCATAGAAAACACACAGGAAAAAACAGCACGAACTTTTACTCAACAAGAAGTTGATGACATTGTCTTGAAACGATTGAATAAAGAACGTGCGAAATTTGCGGATTACGAAGATTTAAAAGCTAAAGTAACAGATATTGATGTCTATAAAGAAAAGGCAGAAAAGACTGATGCACTGCAGGCACAGTTAGAGGCTATTACAAAAGCAAATGAAGTCAGAGATATTCGCGAAAAAGTGGCATCTGATACTAAGGTGCCGGCAAACTTATTAACTGGATTAACTGAAGAAGCTTGCCTTGAACAAGCGCAAGCAATTCTTGCATTTGCAAAGACAAATGGTTATCCAAGAGTTAAGGACTCTGGTGAATTGCAGAATATTCCAGTGGGATCCACTAAACAACAGTTTGCAAATTGGTTCAACGAAACAATAAATAAATAAAAGGAGAAAAAATTATGGCAGAAGGAATCAACACAACAACAATCAAATTACCATCTTCAGTTTCATCTGATATTATTCAAAAATTGCAAGAAAACTCAGCAGTAATGCGTTTAGCACGAAAGATTGACTTACCAGGCAATGGCGTAACTATTCCTGTTATCACTGGTGATCCAGAAGCTGCGTGGGTAGCAGAAACAGATAAGAAGAAAGTTTCCAAGCCTGGATTAGAAACAAAGTTAATGAGTGCATACACATTAGCCGTTATCGTTCCATTCTCAAATCAATTTAAGCGTAATGCTGAGGCTTTATATGAAGCGTTAGTAGACCGTCTACCTTTAGCATTAGCACAGAAGTTTGATAACACAGTTTTTGGTGGTGTTGCTGCACCTGGTGAAAACTTCGATACATTAGCGGCTGCAACAGCACAAGATTTAAAGACAGATGTATATAAGGGCTTAGTTGCTGCAGATGCTGATATTGCTAGCCATGGTGGTATTACAAACGGATTTGTAGTGTCTCCACAAATGAAGAGTGAATTATTGCTCGCTGTAGATGCTAATAAGCGTCCGTTATTCGTTAATTCAGCAGCTGATGGTGCTGTACCAATGCTATTAAGTGTTCCAACAGTTTCATCTAAGGGCGCGTATGTAAATGGCACTCCAAAGACATTAGGCTTTGCTGGCGACTGGACACAAGCTGTATATGGAACAGTAGAGGGTGTTCAGATTAGTATCTCTGATCAAGCAACATTGACAGATGGTGCTACAACAATCAATCTATGGCAGCAGAACATGTTTGCTGTACGTGCAGAAATCGAAATTGGTTTCCGTTGCGACAAGTCCGTATTCAATAAGTTGACAAAGAGTGCGTAATGAAAGCGTTTATTAATAAAATCACTGGAACATTAATGTATGTTGATGATTCTAGAGTAGATGAATACATTGAGGCAGGTTATGAACCTGTCTCAGATACAAATGAAGATGAAACTGTTTCTGAGGTAGAAAAGAATACGGATACATACGAAACAGAGGAAGATTCAAAGAAGACTGATAAGAAGTCAGGAAAGAAAGGAGCGTAAGGATGGCATACGCAGAGATAGTTGATGTAGAAAAAGGCTTTCGTAAATTTGAAGAAAATGAAATAAAGAAAGCAACAGCACTGATTGATGAAGCAACTGTCATTATCGATGCGTATGCTCCTAAAGCTTCAAATGATGTAAAGAAGGTAGTTACGTGTCGAATGGTTAGAAGAGCAATTGGAGATGGTCAAGAGACACAAACGTTTCCGATGGGAGCAACTCAAGGTAGCATTGGAGCTTTGGGATATACTCAATCGTGGACATTGAATAATGGCTCTGTTGGAGAACTTTACCTAGCTAAAACAGAAAAGCAGTTACTAGGTATTGGAAATAAACTTGGTTCTCATAGTCCTTTGGAGAGTTTACTATGATGGTAGGAAAAACAATCATTCTCTATGATGATATAGAAAAAGGGAAGGATGAATTTGGTGAACCCATTATCGAAAATACACCAATTGAAATTAGCAATGTTTTGATTGCACCAACATCTACAGAAGATGTTACTACTGCAGTTAATCTAACTGGCAGACGTGCTGTATACACACTTGCGATACCTAAGAGTGATACTCATGATTGGGAAAACAAGAAGGTGCGCTTTTTCGGAAAAGACTGGCGTACAATTGGGATTCCACAAGAGGGAATTCAATCACTTATTCCTCTATGCTGGAATAAGAAGGTACTGGTAGAGCGATATGAGTAAGGCACGCTTTAAGCTGGATAGAAAAGGTGTAGGCGAACTACTTAAATCAACTGAGATGCAAAAGGTTCTACAAGAGCATGCTGGTCGTGTTCAAGGACAGATGGGTGAAGAATTTGAAACGTATATTGCAGGAACGCGTGCTGTTGTTGGCTCCAAAAGCCAAAAGGGTGATAAACAGGCGATGAAGGACAATAAACTGCTTAAAGCGTTGGGAGGATCTAGAAGAAAATGATAGAGACAGTAATCTATACATATTTAAGCAAGAAGTTATCTGTTCCTGCATATATGTTAGAACCAAAAACTCCACCTGAAAAATATGTTCTTATTGAGCGAACTGATGGTGATGACAGAGAAGTTCGTGAAGCAACAATTGCAATCAAGTCATATGGTGGAACACTATTAGACGCTTGCAAGTTGAATGAAGAGTTAAAGGATGCAATGAGAGAGATTATTGAACTTAATGAAATTGCAAAATGCAAGTTAAATAGTGATTACAACTTTACAGATACAGAAACAAAACGATTCCGCTATCAAGCGGTTTTTAATTTGGTTTATTACCAATAGTTAGGAGAATAATAAATGCCAAAAACAAAAAATGTTTCGGTTGCTAAGCCGAAAATCACTGGTGCAATTTACAGAGCACCATTAAAAACAGCATTACCAGCAGATGCAACTACCGCATTGAACGTAGCGTTTAAAGAACTTGGTTATGTTGGTGAAGATGGAGTTACAAACAATAACTCTGCTGATTCTGACAATATTAAATCATGGGGTGGTGCTGTTGTTGCGACAACACAAAAAGAAAAAAAGGATACATTCAAGTTTAAGTTAATTGAAGCATTAAATACAGATGTACTTGCTACTGTGTATGGTTCAGGAAATGTTTCAGGAGCGCTAGCTACAGGAATTAAGGTTTCTGCAAATGCAAAAGAACTTGAAAGTGCTGAATATGTTATCGAAATCATCTTACGCAATGGTATTGCAAAGCGTATTGTCATTCCAGAAGGTAAAATCTCAGAGGTTGGAGAAATTACTTATAAAGATGATGAGCTAATTGCATATGAAATTACAGTAACTGCATTACCAGATGATGATGGTAATACTCATTACGAATATATTAAGGAAACTGCTGCTTAAGGAGATTGATTATGGCAAAGACAATTAAGAAAACAATTGCTATTCAAAATAATGAAACTTTTAAAGGTGTAACAAGAACTGGTTTTAACTTTGTGATTCCAAAAGAAAACTTTAATGATGCAGAATTATTGGAAGTTCTAATGAAGGTGGATGATGGAGAAGAACACTACATCCTAAAGGCTGCGGGTATGCTTTTGGGTAAGGAACAAAAAGCATCTTTATATGAGCATTGTCGTAATAAAAATGGTAAGGTTCCAGCAGATAAAGTGATTGCAGAAATCGAAGACATTTTTAAAACATGTAAAGAAGTAAAAAAATAATTGCCCTTGCCAGGATGATCAAAACAGACCGTGATGCGTGGCTCTGTGATTTAGCAGAAACATATCATATTTTAGATATAACAGGGTTGTCGATTTTAACATTGGCAACCCTTTCTTTTGGTTTAAGGGAGGATTCACGCATCAAAATGTTGCTTTCAGATTCGAATGTACAAGTAGATAAATTAATGATGGCAATGATGATTGATAGATTGTCGTTGCTTTGGTGGGCAAAAACTAAAGATGGTTCAAAAGGTATTAATCCGCCAAATATGCTAGTAGATAAATTAATGGGGACTACAAATGATGAAGTTAATAGATTCTCATCTATCGAAGAATTTAAATCTGAATGGAACAGAATAGCAGGAGGAGAAATTCATGAGTAATTTAGGCTCTGCATTTGTGCAGATTGTACCTTCTGCGGAAGGTATTACAGGTTCAATTGCAAATGTGTTAGGTGCTGAAGCAGATAGCGCTGGTAAGGCTACTGGATCGAGACTGGTCGATACAATTAAAGGGGTTATTGTTGCGGCTGGAATTGGTAAAGCCTTGATGGCATCTATTAATGAAGGCGCTGCTCTTCAGCAATCTCTAGGTGGAATTGAAACTCTTTATAAGGGTTCTGCTGATAGAATGAAGCAATATGCAAATGATGCGTTCGTAACTACTGGATTAAGCGCAAATGCATATATGGAAAATGTGACTGGCTTTAGTGCCAGTCTGCTATCGTCATTAAAGGGCGATACAGAAGCAGCTGCTGAAGCTGCTAATACAGCAATGATTGATATGGCTGATAACTCAAATAAAATGGGCACATCGATGGAATCTATCCAGATGGCTTATCAAGGATTTGCGAAACAAAACTACACCATGTTGGATAACCTGAAACTTGGATATGGTGGCACAAAGACTGAGATGGAGCGTCTATTAAAAGATGCTCAGAAAATAACTGGGGTTAAGTATGATATCAACAACCTAGCAGATGTATATTCTGCAATTCACGTTATTCAAAGTGAACTGGACATTACAGGAACTACTGCTAAAGAAGCAAGCACAACATTTACTGGATCATTTGCTGCGATGAAGGCCGCTGCACTTAATGTTATTGGTGGTCTATCACTAGGGCAGGATATTACACCAGCTTTAGAAGGACTTGCATCAACTGTTGCTACTTTCTTGTTTGGTAATTTTATACCGATGTTAACTAATGTCCTTACTGGATTACCATCAATGATTGTAACTTTCTTGAAGACTGCAGGACCGATTTTCATTGAGAACGGAGCAAAGTTAGTTACTAATTTAATCGAAGGAATAACGACTGGATATCCTGAGTTTATTGCTGGCTTTGCAGAACTTTTGGAAAATATCCCTCCAGTTATAGAATCGAACTTTCCAACACTTATTGAAAATGGCGTTGCATTAATTTCAAATTTTGCAAATGGAATAATTCAAAAGATTCCAGATTTATTAAATGATTTTAATTACATTCTAATTGATATCTTTGCAATCATTACGGACTACCTACCAGTCATGTTAGAAGGTGGTGCAGATATTCTTCTGAACATCTTACAGGGGCTTGTCGATAATCTTCCACAATTAGTGGAAGGATTTAATACATTAATTGACTCAACTGTAATGTTTTTGAAAGATAACTTGCCTAAGTTCTTGGAAAAGGGTGTTGAAATCATCTTGAAATTAGCAAATGGTATTTTGAAAAATCTACCTACTATATTAGGGGCGATTGGTTCTATTATTGGGCATTTGATAAAAGCTATTGTAGATAATCTTCCACAATTATTAGCACTAGGTTTTGAATTGATAGGGAAACTGGCAAAAGGGCTACTTGATGCACTCCCTAATGTCCTATCTGCGATGGCTTCATTAGTTTCAAGTATATGGGATTCTGTAAGTGGTATTGATCTATGGTCTGCAGGTTCTGCAATTATTAACGGTTTCCTTGGTGGTTTGAAGTCCGCCTTTGAAGGTGTGAAGAACTTTGTTGGCGGAATTGCATCATGGATTGCTAACCATAAAGGACCACTTAGCTATGATAGAAGATTGTTGATACCTGCAGGTAACGCAATCATGCAAGGACTTAATAGTGGATTAAAAACATCGTTTGAAGATGTTAAATCAACAGTTAATGATATGGGTGGAAGTATTTCCGAAATGATGAATAGCTCATTAGGAAATAGTATTCAGTCAGATTTTTTAATGAATGCACGTGTTAATGGAAATCAATTAGGAGCCATTGCTAGTCAGAACAATATGGGCACTCAGCTTGGTGGGGTTACGATTAACATTAATGGATATAACGGTGATGCAAAGGAATTGGCAGAACGAGTTAAAGATGAACTTCTAAATGAAGAACGTAGAAAGGAGATGGCTTTCAATGGCTGATACATTTTTATTTAGCGGACGAAAGTCGTCTGCTTTTTCGACCTATGTAGCAGATACTGATGGGTGGAATTCTGCAGCAAGAAGAATGGATGCGATTAATGTGCCAGGAAGAAATGGTACGTTAACACCAATCAATAGTAATTCGTTCGAGAATATTCAAATCACATATCTATGCTATTTGAAGAACGAAATGCGAACTAAACTAAATGATTTGGTTGGATGGCTGAATAGTCACGCTGGATATCAAAGGCTAGAAGATACATTTCATCCAGAGTATTTTAGATTAGCTAGATATAACGGTTCTTTTGAAGTGATGTCGAAAGATAAACTAACTGCAGCATTCAATGTGGTTTTTGATTGTATGCCACAAAAATTTCTCAAGAGTGGTGAACAAATTACAACATTAAAGACTTCAGGATCAATTACAAATCCAACCAATTACATCGCTAAACCGATTATCAAAATATATGGTACAGGTATTGTTAAAATTGGTTCTGCTGCTATTAAGATTGTTAAACCAGGGAATGCATTTATTGAATTTGATTGTGACTTATTAAACGCATATGAGGGTTCGGACAATCGAAACAGTAATGTTGAATTGATAGGAGAGCCTGCTCTTTTACCAAATACAACAAACGGAATAACGCTTGGTAATGGGATTACTAAGGTTGAAATCAAACCAAGGTGGTACACAATATGAAACCGATTTTGTATGAGTCTTCAGAAAAACAATTTACGACAAATGGCATTGGCACACTTGCTGATGCCATTTCTTGTACAGTTATTGAAGAAAGAAATGGCTCTTATGAGTTGGAAATGGAATATCCGCTTGGTGGTATCCACTACGATGAAATTAGAAACAATCGAATTATTTTAGCGATGCCAAGTGATGGCCAAAAAGCACAGCCTTTTAGAGTTTTTAAAATCACTCGCCCAATTGGCGGAGTTGTAAAAATTTATGCTGTGCATCTAAGCTATGATTTATCTGGAATCCCTGTAGCTCCATTTAGTGCAAATGATTGTCCATCTGCTTTGAATGGACTGAAATCTAATTCGATGATTGCTAATCCTTTTGAAGTATGGACAGATATTTCCGGAAGTGGGAAGTATAAGCAAATTAGTCCTGCTTCATTTAGAAGTCGATTAGCAGGAACTGATGGTTCTATTCTTGATTCATTTGGTAAAGGTGCTGAACTTGAATTTGATAGATTGACTGTTAAAGTTCATCAAAACCGTGGAAGAGATAACGGTGTTACGATTCGATATGGGAAAAATTTAACAGATTTAAAGCAACAAGAATCAATTGAGAATGTAAGGACTGGCGTGATCGCGTATTGGTACAAAGAAGAAAACAATACACAAGATGTCATTGTTGGTGAAATTCAATATCTAGAAAATCATGCTGACTATCCAAAGGAAAATATCCACGTTTTAGATTGCTCTGCAGACTTCGAAAAGAAGCCTGATAAGCAGCAACTAAATACACGTGCAAAGCAATATATTAAGGCGAATAATATTGGAGTTCCGAAGATATCAATTGATGTATCGTTTATCCAGTTATGGCAAACAGAGGAATACAAAAACATAGTCTCACTTGAAAGAGTAAGTCTATGCGATACGGTCCATGTTGTATTTGACAAACTGGGTGTCAATGCGGTTGCAAAAGTAATTAAAACAGAATTCGATGTTTTAAACGAGCGCTATATAAAGATTACACTCGGCGAAGCAAGAAGTTCGTTTGGAGAAGCAATCAGAGAAGCTACCAAATCAACGATTCAACCACTTGTAAAATCAATGGTCAATATCGCAGTTAGCAACGCTACTGCTAACATTAGTGGATTTAGTGGTTATGTAACAAAAGTAACTGATGCAAATGGCAATTGGTCAGAGTTGGTTATTTCTGACCAAGCAGACTACCAACAAGCAAGAAACGTGTGGCGTTGGTCTCAGGGTGGGTTAGGCTTTAGCTCTAACGGATATGCTGGGCCATATACAACTGCAATAACTGCAGACGGACACATCAATGGAGCAATGATCACTGCAGGTACAATCAATGCCAATACTGTTAATGTTGGCAATAAAGTATTGACTGAAACATTAACAGAATTAGCAGACCGTTATACAGCAGCTGACGGACGTATGCGAGAATTGGCATCACGTATCGAGCAGAACACGGATAATATCGTTCTTAGTGTTACACGCCAAGAATATGAAGGGTATAAGGCTTTCATGCGGGCAATGTTAGACGAAAATGGTCTGCATGTTGGTGGCGAAGGCGAAGAAACACAAACAAGCATTAATGGACGTGGTGTAAAGGTAGTAGACACTAACGGAAAGGTACTTGCGCAGTTCGACAAGTTGAACAACATTCTTGCATATTTGGCAGTTAGAGAATTTTTGAGCGTTGGTTCTCATCGATTAGAAGCAAAGCTGGATGAGATTGAAATCACAGAATTTGCAAATGGGAATATTAAAACCGGACAAGTTGATTGTACGTATATGTACTGGATTGGAGATGTTGATTAATGGTGTTATTAAACGAAAACTGGAAAGTTGTTTCTGAAGCTATACGAACACCTGGTGCAGCAAACGTAACTTATCAATTATTAGCACGAATTAATCCGCAATATCATAGCATTGAATTAAATAGGGACTATGTAGAAATCCAAGTTAGTTACACCATGAATTCTGGTTATATCTACTCTGGTTCTTGGACATTTAGTGCTACTGGATGCGATACAGTTACAGGTGGTGGTACGCTGAGTGGTAGCGGAACACTGATAAGCGGTGGATTTTGGAGTTATCATGATAACAATGGTAACTACTCAACAAGTATTAATGCTAATTTAAGTTTTTACTTTTCTTCTGCAGATGCATACTTAGATGGTTTTATTGAACTTCCAAATATTCCCCGAGCGAGTGTTCCTTCTTGGAAAAATGGAAAGAACCGTGTAAAGATGGATGGAACGGATACGATTACGTTAGTTCTTGATAAAAAAGTTCCTGCATACCGACATTCACTTGTTTGGGTAATTGGGAACAGTGGGTATAAATGGCTTAATACCAATGATATTGATACGGAATACACCTTTAAACCAACTGAAGAAATGCTGAAATATTCGACGGACGGAAAATATATTTATGGATATTTAGGAGTCGGAACATATGCCAGTGGTGATCAAAATGCAAAGATGATTGGTTCAATGAATATAAGTTTTTTTATTGACCTTCCTGAAGAGAAGTACGGTCCTGTTATTAGTTCTGCAACTGTAAAGGAAATCGGGAACGCAAAGGTTCCAGCAGATAAAGTGTTTAGGTACTTGTCTAAAAAACACCTAACCATGCAAGCAGAAGTAAGAGGTTTTTCGACTGCAAAAAATGTGTATGTGATGCATAATAAACAGCAATACCCTATGGCACTTAACAATGATACATATAGTGTTGATTTAGAAGGTATGGTTGATGGTGATGTACAGTTTGTAATAGAGGACAGTAGAGGCTTTAAAACGACGCACGACTGGCATGGAACATATGTTCCGTATTTCTATCCGACAATAACGGATTTGGTTGCTACTAGAGACAATCCGACATCCAGTCATGGATATATGATTGCAAAAGGTAAATGGTACAATGGACAATTAAATAAATTGACCGCTATAACAGAACACTTACCAAATGAGAGACTTAATACTGATGTGGTTGTAAACTCAAATGATTTCAATATTAATAAAGAGTTTAGTGATTTAAATTATCAAAATAAATTTACATTCAAATTAACCATAACAGATTACTATGGACAATCTGTAATAAGAGAATATATTTTGCCAGGAAGCCAATGGACAGCGCTTTTTGGTAAATTCACATCTCTGTTTAGAATGATTCATGTTAAGAAAACTCCTAATGTACCGTGTGGCATCTATAACGAGGGCGATTTATCAACGCTAGGTAGAACATACGCTAAAGGTGGACTTGCCGTTGGCGGCGATGATACGTTTATTGTGAAAGAATTTACGGCTGATGTTCAAGCAATAAAAGGACAACAGGCCGCATATATAAGTGTTCCATACACTATTCCTACAGGATATAAATTGCTATGCTTTTATGATGCACACACTGTTACATGGTGCATAACAACAATAAAGAATGTAAGTGCTAATGCGATTATGACACACGTATATAACTGGTCTACGCCAAGTGATATAACACCAAAAAGTAAAGTGGTTGTTAGCGGACTGTTTGTTAAGTCTGCATAGAAAGGGAAATAATGCTTATAGATGGTTTAAAATTTACTGAAATCCCAAGTGGCAATAAAAGCGTTGTTACATTTCAACGTAAGGTGTTTGAAAACCTAAAGCCACTAATTGATAGTTTTGAAGTTGGTGTTATACATGAAATAAGTTTTGATGACGAGAATATCACACACAAAATGTACACTGAGCCAATGACGTTTTCTAAAAGTGATGATAGTTATATTATCTCTTTTATTTTGACAGATGTTCCACAGAAAGATATTGATGCTAAAAACTTTAATGAAGTGAAGCCATTAGTCAATAATTGCTTACAGACAGCAAGCATTGAAACTGTAAAGAAATACATATCATTTCTGAATGTTTGGACAGCTGGAACACGATACAAAAAAGGGCAAAGGGTATCATATAAAAACGTGCCGTATAGCGTTATATCAGACGTTACAGCAGAGGAAGCGAAAACGCCTGATGTATCAGAGAAACTGTACGAAAACTTACTGAAGAAAAAGCAAGAAATAAAGCCGTGGAATGATAAGACTGTATATAACAAAGGGGACTTAGTTATCGCACGTGGAATTGTGTTTATTTCCAACATCAACAATAACAAGGGAAATGAGCCAGGTTTTGGCTCTACTTGGGATTATTACAAAGAAAAATAAATATTGCTATTAAGCGAATGCTGGAAACAGTGTTCGCTTTTTAGATAGAAAAGAGGAAAAAAGTAAATGAAGTTATTAGTGATTTGTGGACACGGCGCCGGTGACCCAGGTGCATGTGCTAATGGTTACACGGAAGCAGAGCGTGTAAGAGTATTGGGCCAAAGAATCAAGGAATTAGGTGGTGATAATGTAATTCTTGGTGACATCAATCGAGATTATTACGCCGACAACGGTATTAGTTACTTAGACCTACCATCTGACACTCAGATAGTAGAACTTCACATGGATAGCGCATCACCATCAGCACGTGGTGGACATGTAATCATCATGGAAGGATTAGATGCGGATGAATATGATGTGGCTCTTGCTGATTTTATCGGTGGAATTTTACCAGGGCGTGCAAGAACACTTGTATACCGTGGTGACTTAGCTAACCCTGCACGCGCTAATGCTAGAGGATATGGTTATCGTTTGATTGAAAATGGCTTTATCTCATCCGAAGAAGATTTATACATCTTTAACAACAATATCGATGCATTAGCAACGGGCATTCTTTCATGCTTTGGATTTGGCGCTAATACATCCGTGCAACAAACACCAGTCGCACCATTAGAGCCAACACCACAGACAAATAGTCTTGATGAAATTGCTTACCGTGTTATTGCAAGAGAATTCGGCGATGATCCATATCGTACACAAGCATTGACAGCAGCTGGATATGATGCAAAAGCAGTACAAGCTCGTGTTAATGAAATCTTAGGTTTCTCTTCAACGACAGAAGACGATTTAGCAGACATTGCAGCTGCTGTATATCGTGGAGAGTATGGAGATGACCCAATTCGGTCACAGTTACTAAGAGAAGCAGGATACGATCCAAAAGCGGTGCAAGATGCAGTAAATAGAATCTACTACGGATTCTAGTTGCAGGAGGTGGATTCATGCAAGATGGAATCAATCCTGTATATCTTAGCTTACTAGTATCTCTTATCGGTCTAGTTGTCACAATCTGGAGCGTTAACTCAACAATCCACAAAGGGAACAAAGACCAGGCTAAAGAACTTGCTGAGGAACTTGGCAAGATGAATGCTAATATAGCGTACGTAAAAGAGGGAATCACAGATTTAAAAGCCACAACCAGAGACGTAAGTAACCGAGTTATGTCTCTGGAAAATCGCTTGGCACAAACAGAAACATCTGTAATATTTCTAAGCGATAGAATCAAACAAATCGAAGAAAGAAGGGAAAGGGAATTAAAATGAAAGACAAGAATTATTGGATTAAATGGGGAAAGGCAGCATGCAGACGTGCGCTAAAAACGGCAGCACAGACATTCGTTGCAACGATTGGAACAACCGCAACAATCGGTGCAGTTGACTGGAAGCTTGTTTGTTCTACTTCTGCACTAGCTGCAGTTTTATCGGTTGCAACATCTCTAGCAGGTCTACCAGAAGTAGATCCTAATGAGACTGCTGAAGAAGAATTGAAGTAA